TAAACATTCTATATCTTTATCATCAAATTCGATGCCTAGTGAAGAAACAAGCACTAAACTAGAATCTTTAATAGATCTTAGCTTAGTCTTGGCAACTTTTATTGCTTTTTTGCTTGTTTTTTTTGATTTTATTTTGCCAGATGGCAACACTCGTTTTGGTTTTGAACTTTTTGTACTCATTATAAATGAAAGTCTGACCATTTGTAGCTCTACATAATAAAAAAAATATCAATTTTTTAATATATATAGCTATAAATGGTGGATGTAAGAGATCTCAGATTTTAATAAAAAAAAATGATTTCGATAACACATATATTTAACGAGCCCATTAACTCGGGTTTTTATAAAGGCGAATCCAAAATTTCCGCCGGTCGTAGTTAGAACAAGTAAGCTGACCAAGCCTACAAGAGAGACGATGCTCCAAATAGTCGTAGTGAAACAAGCAGGTTGACAGGACCTACAAGAGTTAATTTTAACGCGGCACCATACCTCGGGTTTTTATATAGCGAATCCAAAATTCCGCTCAGGAGAAAATACTGTAAAAATACGTCCATAGATCTTCGTCATCCATAATAGTAAAACCGCCACCTCGCAAGAGTTGGGAGTCTTCGCGATTTAAGTCGCCAATAAACACCAATTTGAGCCCTGAAGCCTTGGTGGTAATTGCTATTTTTGAGTGATTTTGTGATCTACGGAATTGTTCAAATCTATCAGATTTATCTTTGACTGTTTCCACATGCGAAATCGAACCAGTAGGAGCCTGACGGCACCTATGGCCATGGTCCAATACTAAAATTGAACCAAATGTTTTCGCAATATGGGCATACAGATCAATAGATATATGTGATGGTTTTGAAACAAATTGTATTTTTTGAGTAATTCTCCTAGTTATGACACCAACACAAATCTGACTAGAACGTTTAACTTCGTTAAATAATCTAAGAGCATCTCCTTTCAGAGTATTAATAAAAAACCGATAATTCAATCGATTCATATTAATAATATGCTCAAAAACTAATTTACGAAATAAATCACGTTCATCATTAGACTTGTATTTATATCGAAGGACCGAAAAATGTTGAACCTTACGTCGTTGACCACCTGCTTTATCACCGTTGGAACCGGATAACAAAGTGAAAGTAGATACGTCATTAGGATCAAAATTTATTGCGGGCCATCGAGGTGCCGAGTGTCGAACAAAAATACAGATATTCGTTGTTTTACCTTCATAATACAAACATTTAGAATGAGAACCAGTTACATTATTGTCATCACGGGGTTGGTCCGTAAGTGATAAACAGTTAGTAATGGTATCTTTTTCCAAACGCAATGCATTACGAAGGCAAACATGAATGTCTAGTTTTTTTATTAGTCCACTTTTACAATCAACTGTAGTTATACCATTCTGAAGCTTCAGATAGATATACGTTTCAAAATCTTTGTCGACAAATGGCGACTTAGACTTCGGAACAACAGATGATGCAAAAATGGTACCACTAGCAGACGCCGAATCAAGATTGGGATCATTTGTATTAGCACTATTTCTAGCACGAACACATAAGATCCCTTTCCCCACCGCCGGAACAAAATGAGTGTTTTTAATTAAACTATCATTTTGTTTCAGCTGTGGAAAAAATTCATCATCAGAGTCTGTTAGTGGTGGTGAAGGAATCGAAGATTCTGAGTCAGATTCATACGGCGGTGGCGAAGATTCTGAGTCAGATTCATAGGGCGGTGGTGTAAGTGAAAGTCGTCGAGGTGGTGGTTGGCATAGTTTTCCCGGGTTGCCGTCCGTAGCTTTTGTCATAGTTTTCCCGGGTTGACCTCCGTAATTTTTGTCTTTGTCATAGTTCTTGCGGGTTGACGTCCGTAGCTTTGTGATGGTTTTCTTGTTATTCATATTGAGGGCCATAACCGGAAAGATGCCAAAGAGACTTATATATAAAAAAAATATCAATTTTTTATATATTATATGTAGTATACATCAAATTTTGATAAAAAAAGTTAATTTACGATTGTATACCAAGTTTTTGCCTTTGTATAGCAAGCCTTTTTGGTTTGTGTATTTTGTCATCTTCGTTAATTGCTGCATTATTAAAAGTATTAATAATATGCACTGATTCTTGTAGGTCTATGGGAGTATGATTAACAATATATGGATATAGTCTCATAATCCAATAAAATGGTATGATAACAATTGAATCAATACTATCATTAGGTTTAAATACCGTATTGTTAGACTTAAAAGTTTGTTCTATTTTTGTTCTAATATGTTCGGATTCACCATATATATGAATCATTGCACGATTACCTTTGTCATCATTCGAATTGTCGTGTTTATCCAATGAAATATATTCTAATATACTATCTTTTTTGATTTCAATAGATGTATTATATTGAGTTTTTTTCCCATTTTTTTTTATATCATCTATATTAATTTCTTCTTTGATAGTAATATTACATTCCTCAGCGATACCACGTGATACGCACCGTCTAATACCTTCATCTTTTTGTAACTTTTTATCTGAATCATCTAAAAAATTATCAAGTTCTATTTCACAATTCTTAAATGTTTCAGATACACCAAATTGAACTTCTATCTTTGTACAATTATCATTACATATACAATTGCAATCATCATAGCAAACTCTACAATCACGTTTACCTTTACAATCAGGATCTGTACATCTACATTTACAACAATCTAAACATTTAGTACGATATAAATTACGAATATTTGGATTACCATCTCTGTTTTTTGTTATATATTTTTCTAAATACTTGATTTTTTCAGCATTACTTAAAGTTGGTCTCATACCAATACATTTCTTATTTCTTTTTTGTTTACAACTATCTAATACACATCTAATTTGATTATGACGATTACATTTACCTTTTTGTGTAACCATTTCGGAACCAGAACAAGTATTTCTAATACAATTCTCATTATATAAATGACATTCATCTGTATATTCACAATTGAATATAGTATATCCGCGACATTTATTATTTTTTTTACATTCACATAAATCACAATTATCACTAAATGGATGACCATGTACATAACCATTACAGCTATACACATATCCATTTGCAATAATATCGTTTCTGCATTTTTCACAATTTTCTGTATAATAATGACCCTTTTCATATCCAACACATAATAATGATTTGTTATAATTTTGTTTATCACCTATTAATTTAATGAATTGCTTACACGTTGTGTATATTGATAATTTATTAATACAATATGATGTAAAAATATCACTCGATATAATTTCATTAAAAGTATCACTGTTTTTTTTTAACATAAATATCGGTTGTATAATATGTTTATTAATTGAATTATCAGTATAATTGTTGCCGTTCATAATTGATCGTAACATATATATATATCATTTTTGTATATTACAGTATATTGAAGTAAAATAATTCAATTTTTTCTGATATAATAAAAAATATATATATATATATATATATATATATATTAATGAATAAATTAATGATTCTTGTGTTGTTATTAGTAGCAATTATTGTGTTTTTGTTTAAATATAATATAGAAGGATATGCTCGTTGTCGTAGTGGATCTGTATTAGATGAAACTCCAAAAAATAAAGATCGTCCTTGTATAGCACCAAAAAATAATAAAGGGATATGTTTTAGAGGGTTTTCGATGAGAAATGATGGGAAATGTGAAGGTCCATTAGTTGGTTAAATATTAGTAGTTATTAAATAAAAATATATAAATATATTTGATATATATATATATATATATATATATATATCAATATAATATGTTAAGTATAACGACGATTGTGTGTTCAACGGCTGGACTATTAACAATTAATATGTTAAATGGAATTATATTGGGTACAACAAGTACATTAAACACTATAATATATATGTTACCATCAAAAAATTCAGATCTAAATCAATATAAGGCACGTATAGAAAAGTTAGATATAGAATTTAAATTAGACATAATAAAAAATTGGCTGTCAAAAGAACAAACGGATACAAATAAAGAAAATATGTTTAATAAATTAAAAGATGGTATAGGTGATATGTGTATAAAAATATCGGATACCCTTGATGATATAAATAAAAAGATATCATATCATAATACAAGATGGTTATCAGGATGGAGAAAATTATATTTGGATGATATTATGAAAACATTAGAAGAACAATGTAATATATTAAATGAGAGGTTAAATTTAATAAAATTAATATGATTAATTTGTAGTACATAAGTCATAAAAAAAAATGAAACGATTATTATAACGGAAAAATGTAGTTCTTATGCGCAAACGCATTGAGGTATATTTTAAGGAATTATTTCAAATAAACCACTATCTAACCAATATACTGGTATATTATTTGGTATATTTTCATATACCATATTGAAGTTATTTTTACGACCTATATATATCTTTTTTAAATTAGGTAATTCAGATATTATAATATCTTGACTATCTGTCAATTCATGAGTTTCATTATCAGACTCATAATTACCTTGATAATCATCATTAATATCACTACCGATGCCATAATCATCATCATTTAATGATCCATTATTTGAACCAATATTTTCTAAATATGTTTCATAAGTATTACTTAAAATTAATTGTCTAAAAATAATATCATTTGGAACAGTGTCGAAACGACTAATTTTCATATTAATAACAATTTCACTAATAATGTTTTTCCAAGTGTTTATATGTTTTATTGTATCAGAAGATACAATAAAACGATGTGATACATCATACTTATTAATAGGTTTTGATAAAATACCATTTGGTAAAATAATAATTTCAACAATTTGAAAATTGTATATTTTATTAAAATTTAATGTGTTTGAAAATATTTTGGTTGCTTTCAAGTCTGTCCATTCATCTCTTCCAAAAAATTCAACAATAAATTGTTGAACATCTAATGGTAAATTTGATATAAAATTATACTGGATACAATCCGATACTGAGCAGTAGTTGTTTGAATTCATCTTTAATATAAGATACAGTTGTATATACAATCAGTATGATAAAAAAATATCAATTTTTTAATATGTGAATATTGATTGAGAATTGAGTTGGTCAATAAGAATAAAAAAAAGTAAAAATAAATTTCAAGTCATCCGATTGGATCACTTCAAATGTATTTAAAATAGAAAATATGAAATTAAAAAATTATAATTTATTAAAAATGTCTTTGCATTTGACAAGATATAGTTCAACGATGCGTCTCAGTAAATGCATTAGTTCGTGAACATCCATATTTTTGTAATCGATTTTATAATTGTTGAGTTGATTAACAAATTTAGGATTAACTTTTGAAATATCAAAGTTGTCAATTCTATACTTATTACCTTTATCGTCGTTACATTTTTTACACGTAATACATTTATTTTTTTCATCATTAGAGCCTCCAAAAAAAACAGGATGTATGTGTTCATTAGTTATATGAAACGGACAGATACATTTTTTGTCAGTAGTTTTGGCACCACCAAAAAAACAACTATCAGAATGCTTATTCTGGATGTCGTTATATTTGATGCCACAATTTGCACACTCGTCGTCTTTATATGAATCAAAACTTGTTTTATGTTTTCCAAAAATCAGAAACCTAATTGATTTTTCAAATGGTATTCCGTTTTTTCGTTGGTTGATTGATGTTTCACGAATTGTTTTACGCTCTATTTCATCAACCGGATATTCGTTTATATAATTGTATTTATTACATATATCATTATAATAATTTTTATCAAATGAAAACCATCCTTCATCTTCAGTAAATCCGTCGAATTTAGAGAATGGTTTAAAAGGCCAATTAATGTTTCTATTGATATGTTGCCTCTCCTTCTTTTCAGTAACAATTGTTTTATTACTGATAACTGGTGGTTTTCCCCATACAGTCGCATTTATAGTTTTATTAGAATAAGTTGTCATTATTATCAGTCTGATTCGTATGGAACCATATTGAAAAAAATATTTCAATTTTTTATTTTTATATGATATATTATCTATTATGTGAGGTGAAACCTCACATAATAGATAATATATCATATAAAAATAGATAAATTAATGAGCGGGCGTTATTAACATCGTTTCACGATGTTAATTAGGCCCGCATATCAATTTTTTATTAGGCTCTTTATTTTAGACAAATTAATGAGCGGGCGTTATTAACATCGTTTCACGATGTTAATTAGGTCCGCATATCAATCATCTCAATGAGATGATTTAGGGAGCACATATCAATTTTTTAAATTGGATATCATTATAGTCTATTTTTTTTAATAATAGCATTAATAGCATCTTGATTAACACAATCAAAATGTTTGATCATATATTTTTTAATATTGTTCCAAAGAGTATTAAATTTATTATCATTATTCATATAATAGATGCCATTAGATGGACATTTAGTAATATAATCAAAACAATTGATATTATCACCATTAAATAGTTTAATAGATATTTTAATGAGATATTTTAATCTTTTAATAGAGAGGATTCCTAAGATGAATGATATAAATGATTCATGATTAATATAATGAGGAACTTTAATTTTAAAGGATATATTAGATAATTGTTTATGAAAAAACATATTAACACGAAAATAATCATCATTGATACACACAATATTATTTATATTATTTATAGTGATATTAGTATATACAGAATGTAATAATTCTAAATAAGTATTTTTAGTGAATGGATTGTTATCAATGTCCATTAGTGTATGTCTAAAATAAATAACATAAATAGTTTATAAATGGTTTAATAATAAAAATATAAAAAAAATTAAACCATATATATAGTATTTTCTTTAATATAATAAATGAACCCCGAAAACAATATAGTATATGATACATTGCTGACTGGTGATTTAATATTATTTAGTGGAACAAATAGTATAGTATCAGAATTAGTTAAATTTGCGACTTCAAGTATTTGGTCTCATGTTGGGATTGTTGTTAAAGATCCTGATTTTTTAATGAATTCAGATGCAAAGAAAGGTTTATATTTGTTAAATTCAGATGGTAATTATGAAACTGATATTGAATGTAATACAACAAGATTAGGAGTACAATTGGTAGATTTAAAAGAAAAAATAGACCATTATGATGGTTTAATAGTGGTGAGACATTTATTAAAAACAAATGGAAAACATAATGAGGAAGATAATAAGAATAGAAATAATATGTTTAAGGAGGCATATCAGACGGTATATGAGAAAACATATGATTATTCACCATTACATTTAATAGTAGTATTGTTACATAATTATGGATATGTATTTGCAGACAATTTAATAAATTGTAGACACACAGACTACTTATTTTGTAGTGCATTAGTTGCATATTTATATACAGTGACAGGTATTATGAAGAAAAACACAAAATGGTCTTTAACAACTCCTGATTTTTTTTCACATAATCTTAATGAATTATTTGATTTCAATAATAATGGTGAATATGTATTAAGTCCTATTTTAATCATAAAAAATACATTTGATGATGATTGGAATATTGTTCATTCAATAAAAATGATAGATAATAAAGAAAAAAACTATGATATAGGAAATCATATAATAACATCAGTAAAAGATGTAGAAAATGAAAAAATAGAAGAACCTTTAACACAAAAGGATGATATAATAAAATTAACGATTGATTTATTAGAAGATGAGAATGGTGAAATTATAACAAAAATATTATTAGATTTTATTGATAAACCAACAAAAAATAAATCATTATTATCAACATTTTGTATATTTTTATAGATGAAATATAGTATTAAAATATAAAAATAATATGACTGATATTTTATACCAATATAAAATAAATATATATAATATATATAATATATATGGCAACAGTTTTAAATTACATAATATGGCTAGTTACATTCGGAAAATATAGTCCATTTGAGATTGAAAAACAAAATAATAATTCTGATAAAAATATATCAGATGGTTTTTTATTAGTTAATCTAAATAATAGTTCTTTATTTGTAGAAGAGATGTATGATAAATTAACAGAATCAAAATATAATGTATTAATAATGGAACAAAAAAATGAACCATCAAAAAAACTCATATTACCTCCACCATCAATACAAAATGACATCTTAAACTATAAATTTAATTTGAGAAAAAAAGAGAGACCAATTATGAGAGAGCCTCTGAAACCAGTTAATAAACACGATATAATAATTAACGAAATAAAACAAAAAAAACAATTAAAAAATGCATTAATAATATGTTTAGATGGTTCAAAAACATCATTTTTAGAGAATACATCAGATGTTGAAACAAAAATATTAAATTCAAAATTACAAAAAATACGGTTAGAGAAACCCAGAACAATATTAGATGAAATCCATGAAGGAGTAAAATTAAGAAAAATAAATTAATATAATAAAAGAATCAAAAGAAATTATTCATATATAATATTAGGATCATTAAGATCTGCAAGTGATTTGTATTTGTTCATTAATTGAACATTAATTTCAGTATATTTGTAATAGTCAGAAAGATGTGTCATAGCATTAAAGTCATTTAGATCGATGGCCATTAAATAATATTTCTTCATAAGATCATAATTTTGTTCAATAAATTGATAGTAATTACCTAAATTAAACATAGCATCATAATGTTTATCATCAAATTCAATTGTCATAATATAATATTTTTTGGATAATTCATAGTCAACATCGATTTTATGGTAATATTGAGCAAGATTATACATCGCATTAAAATTATTATTATCAATAGCGATAAGATAATATTTGATCATAAGAGGGTATTGTTGAATATTTTGATAATATTTACCCATATCAAAGGCACAATCAAACTTAGAGTTATCGATAGCGATATTGTAATATTTAATCATAAGATCAAATTGTTTGGATTTCTGATAAAATTTACCGAGGTCAGTAGCGGCATCGAAATCGTTAAAATCGAGAGCCATATTATAGTATTTAAAAACATTATTTGGATCATTAATACTGTTGTAATATTTGGCAATAAAAATCATTGCGTCAGTATTTTTAAGATCAATTGCCATAAGAATATATTTTTTCATTAGTTCAATATTATTTATTTCCAAATAATATTTAGCAAGAATCGTCATTGAAATAGTATTATTTTTTTTGATTGCCATTTCATAATATTTGATCATTAATGGTATATAACTACTATTTTTATGTTTATTTTGGTAATAATAATAAGCAAGACTATTCATTGAATCAGAATCATCATGGTTTTCAATAGCCATCATATGGTATTTCTTCATTAATTCATAATTTGGTTCTATATCATCATAATAATTTGCGAGATGAAACATACATCGTTCATCATTTAATTCAATACCCATTAAATAGTATTTTTTCATAAGATCATAATTAATTTCAATAGTAGAATAATACTTAGCAATAAAACAGATAGCATTGATTTCTTTAGAAGTATCGATTGCCATTAAATAATATTTTTTCATAAGATCATAATTTTTATCAATAAATTGATAGTAATGACCTAATTGAAACATACATTCATCATTATTATGTTCAATACCATTTAAAAAATGTATTTTAGCAAGATCATAATTAATATTAACTTCATAATAATATGTTCCAATATCGAGATTGATTTCATTAATAATTGTCCGATATATGGTAATGTCGGGTTTAATATCTAAGACCATCTTATGGTATTTTAACATAAGGTCGTAATTATTAATAGTTCTATAATAATCGCCCAACATATACATAGCAGCAATATTATCATAAGAGTAATTATCAATAAAATTATTATTGGTATAAATAGCCATTAAATAGTATTTTTTCATAAGTTCATAATTAATATCAGTTTTCCGATAATATCTGGCAATATACATCATTGATTGTGTATAATTAATATTAATTGCCATATTAATATATTTAATCATTAAATCAATATTATTATTATTATTCTGATGGATAGCCATATTATGCATTGCTCTAGCACAACCATTGTCTATTGCTATCAATAAATATTTTTCCATTAGTTTATTATTATCGAGTTTGCTATAATATATTGCTAATTCACACATAGCATCAAAATTTCCATTATCTGATTCATTTGAATAATATTCTAATATATCATTTTTTATTGTTTCTCCACAATGATCTGAAGTAAATGCATTATAATAGTATTTTTTCATAAGAGTAATATTATTTTCAACATCACGATAATAATTAGCGAGTTCATACATAGCAACACAAATATTTTTATCAATAGCCATCATATAATATTTTTTAGTTAATTCATTATTATGTTCAATTTTAAAGTAAAATCTTGCAAGCTCGAGTAATGAATCAATACAATTTTTATCAATAGCCATTAAATAATATTTTTTCATTTCAACATAATTTTGTTTATTATAATAATATTTAGCAAGATTCATCATAGCCTGTGTATCATTCTGAGTAAATGCTTTTTTATAATATTTCATCATTTTAATCTGATTTTCTTCAATATTGGTGTAATAATCGGCCATATTCCGGATATTCCATAATCCAGACTTATCTTTATTAAATTCTATTGTATATTCTTTTTTTAAAAGTATTTTTGCATCTGGATGTCCATTTATGGCAGCTTTATAATAATAATTTAACATATTATATTTATCTTTTTTTATTTTATAATGAGATGCAAGTTCATATGATGCATCCGTGTGATTATTATTAGAAGCCATCTTATAATACTCTAACATTGATGATTCATTATTTTTATTTTTATAATAATTACCATAATTATACATTGCATTAATAATTATTGGATGTATATCATCTGAATTATTTTTATAAACATTAATTAATTTATCATAATATTCTTTCATCTTATCATAATTTTTTTCTATATTTTGGTAATAATTTCCTAATTTATATATCGAATTATAATAATCATCTTTAATCAATTTTAAAAATTCATATTCATCATCCAAATTAGATTTACCAATATACATATAATAATTGTCGGATGCTTTAATATAATAATATATAAGTTGTTTTTTGTCAGAAATTGACTCATAATAAGTTCCCATTAAATATGCAGCACTAACTGAATAATTATGACCATTCAATATCAACATATCTACATATTTTTTCATTTGTTCAATATTTTTTTCAATCTCATAATAATATTTACTCAGTTGATACATTGACATGTATTTATATATTGACCCTTCCATTAATATGGCCTGTTCATAATATTGTTTCATCTTAATATAATCTATATTTGTATATTGATAATATACACCACATTTATATAACCCTATTAAATTATTTCTATTAGCAGCCATTGTATAGTATTTTATTGATTGATTATTATTATTCATAGATTTATAATAATCACCTAAACATATCATAGATTTTTCATTATTATTACCATCATTTATTGACATCAAATAATATTTCTCCATTTTCATATTATCTATTTCTGTATATTGGTAATATTTACCCAATCTAAACATTGCATCTGAATTACCTCTTTCAATAACAATTTCATAATATTTTTTCATTAATTCGTATTTCTGGGAACTTCGTTCCTCGAATGGTTTACAATCTTTATCATTATATTTATTTTTATTATGATTACCATTCAAAATATTATAATTAAGAACAATGAAATCATTATTTTTATTATTTTTATGTCTGGTATAGATCTCTTTATATTTTTTGGATTTATTTTTTAATTTATTACCCTCTGATTGATAATAAATTCCCAAATAATACATCGCACCAAAATGACCAGTATCCGCCGCTTTTAATAAATATTCTGGATCTAATTTTGAATCATCATCTTTATCACCATTATATCGTAATATACCTAAATTAAACATGGCTTCCACATTATTATGTTCTATTGCCATCATATAATATTTAGTTGCATTATGATATAAAGACGATGTATGTTTATCAATAAAATGGTAATATTTAGCAAGACTTAACATTGCATCTACATTTTTATATACGATTGCCATATCATAATATTTCTTCATTAATTTACTATTCAATTCTATCTCTTGATAATATTTTCCCATTTTAAACATCGCTTCATCATTTTTCAAATCTATTGCCAATTTATAGTGTTTTTTCATTAGTTCATAATTTTGTTCCGATCTATTTATATCTCCTAATTTACAATACTCTAAACCATCATCTTTCAATAATAATGATGATTCCATATTATAGCTATCTGTTTTGACTTCCATAGATTATATATATATATAGCATATTTAATGATATATATATATATATGATGTGAAAATATCAATTTTTTAATTAATTTGTTTCTTTCTTTTAACACGTTTTTCGGTATCTTTAACTTTATCTTTATTATTGTATAAAATTAATTTAATATTATCGGTGACATCATCATATACTTGTTTTTGTTTATTTGATCCAGACTCATTAAAAGTATGAAAGTTATCAACATATTCTTCCATCTCTTCTCTTTTTTTATCACTAATAATAATATCATCCATTTTCCGGTAATCATCTAAATTATTTTGATGGTCAGTTATTAGATCATGTATTACCGAATCGACTTCTTTTAATATAAATTTATCATCTTTATAAATGTTAGCCATTTGCATTTTTTTATCTGGTATATAAACATTTTGAAGATCAGGATGTTTATTATTAAAATGTGTGACCTCAATGCTTCTCTGAAACAAATATTCTTTACTTGCATTAACAATATATTGAATTTCTTTTTTAGATAATTTTTTAGATGCATTATCAGAACCAAAATTCAGAATAACAGTATTATTGGTAGTATTATTACTGTTATTATTATTACTGTTATTATTATTATTTATAACTGAAGATGGTTTTTGTTCTTTTAATTCCAAAATAGTATTTTTAAGTTCAGCAATTTCTTGTTTATGATCTTCTTTCATTTTAATATTTTGTTCTTCCATTTTTAATTGATGTTCTTTAATCTGTGTTAATAATTTTAATACATTTGAATCGTCTTTTTTAATTGGCTCAACAATATTTTCTTTTGGTACACAATAAAATAATTGATGACGTTTCAAACTATCAGATCTTGAAAATAATACATTACAATAAATACATAAATTTTTAGATATGTTTTTAGATGTATTTTTAGATGTATTTATGTTATGTGGTATATGTGGATATTGTGTGGTATTTTCTAAGCATTGTGTGGTATTTTCTACATTTTGTGTGGGAAAATTAATTAGTTTTGTTATAGATTCGATAACATCTATATTATTAGTATGACATTTATTTTTTTTATTTTTATGTCGTTCTAAGTCAGTTTTAAGCTTAAATTCTTTAGTGCATATTAAACATTTATGTAAGACCATATATAATATATCAATATATTATATTTTTTAAATACTTCATAAATAAAAATATGTAAAAATTATGTAAAAGTATGCCATAATGTGGAAATTACATACTTAAAAAAAAAGCGCGCGCGCTTTTTTTCCAAATAATAAAATTTTAATAGAAAAAATATATTGGAATCAAATAAAAAAATAAAAATATATTGATATAATAATGGAATACGATTATATATTAGTAGGAGGAGGGCCAACATCCTTAACTCTTGCATGGATTTTAGGATCTAATAACCAAAAAGTATTAATATTAGAAAAAGAGGATCGATTAGGTGGTTGTCATGGAGTAACAAGGAAAGATGGATATTTTACAGAACATGGACCCAGAATATATTCAAATTCATTTTTACAATTTATAGAGCTATTAAAGGATATGAATATGAGATTTGAAGATCTATTTACACCATATAATTTCGAAATAACGAAAATCAATAAACAAACACCATTATCATTTAAATTTGGAGAATATATAGCATTTATATCAGCATTTACGTCTTTATTTTTAGATAAAGATTATGGTAAAACAATATCAATGAAAACATTTATGGAAAATAATAATTTTACTACAGATTCAACATTATATGTAGATAGAATATGTAGATTAACAGATGGAGCATCATATGAACATTATACAATATATCAATTTTTACAACTAATAAATCAACAAATATTATATAAATTATATCAACCCAAAAAACCAACTGATTTAGGTTTAATAGGATTGTGGTCTGAAAAATTATATGATACCAATAATGTTCGTATAAAAACAGAAGAAGAGGTAATTTTATTAAATAGTAAAGATAATAAAATAACATCAGTAAAAACGAATAAAGGGATATATAATGGGAAGAATATTATTCTAACAATACCTCCGAAACCATTATATGAACTAATCGAAAACAGTAAGTTGTTTAATGCTTTTACAATGGATAAAGAAAGTTTAAAACAATGGACCCTTGAAAATTCATATTTTGATTACATTTGTATCACATACCATTATGATTATATCGTTGATCTACCTAAACTATGGGGTTTCACTCAAGGTCCTTGGGATATCGTTTTTATTATTTTATCCAATTATATGGATATCGAACATACCAAATCTAAAACATTGATCAGTATAGCAATAACTAAAACAAATTCAAAGAATGAATATGGTAAAACAGCAGATGATTGTTTAACAGAAGAAGAACTATTTAAATATGTTAAAGAACAGTTACCATTTTTCCCAACACCTGATAAAGTAATATTAAGTCCAAATATTGAACATAAAGATGGTAAATGGATAAATGAAGATACCGCTTTCGTAATTACAACATCTAATAAATATTTAGATTATAAAACAAATATTAATAATTTATATACCGTTGGAACACATAATGGACATTCATCTTATAAATTCACATCTATCGAAAGTACTGTTCAAAATGCTGTTTATTTTATTAAACACCAATTACCACATATAAAATGTAATGTTAAAGATACCCGTATAACAAATATTAATGATCTAATAAGTATCATAATATTTGTAATTATATTATTTATTATATTGCGTTTTATAAAAAAATAAATATTACATACTCTTTATTTTTTAAATAATATATATATATATGTCTATCAATTTTATGTTAATTGGATTAATTGGTTCCTATATAATTCACGGTATAACTTTTATTAGTAGTCTTTTTACAAATCGTCTACCTATTGTAGATGCTGTTAATACTATTGAAAATGATGTCGTCAATATCGCAACCGATGTTAAAGAAATTATACATAATCCATCTCTAGATACCATAAATAAAGATGTTAAAGATATTACTAATAATTTGTGTGAGATTGTTAAAGAAGCTAACATATTAGAAGAAATAATTATTAATTCCACAAATGATAGTACAGATATTTAGCGTCTTTAGACGCTAAATGTCTATATTTGTCTATGAAATTTTTAACATCTTATGCAAAAAATGAATTTAATGATTCAAATATAGATATTAAATTATAAGTTAATAAATAATTCATTATATATAATATATATATATATTAACTTATGGGAGCATGTACATCAAAAATACAAGTCTGTTGCAATAATCATAATTTTTCAAATAATACTAAACCAAATAGATCTATAGTTATATCTGAAATATATCTTCCAACTATGCCACCAAATGAAGTTCTCCCCCCTTTAAAAATAAAAAATGATCATTCAATCTCTGGCAACAAACTAATACCAAACACAAAAACAAAATCAGATACAATACCAGATACAAAATCAGATACCAATTCAGATACAAAATCAGATACCAATTCAGATACAAAATCAGATACCAATTCAGATACAAAACCAGATACCAATTCAGATACAAAACCAGATACAAAACCAGATATGAGTCCGGATATAAAACTGAAGGTTCATGATACAGATTCTGATTCAGATGCATCATTTTCGGTTGTATTGTCTGACAAAGATATGGATTCCGAGGATGAGTCATATTACTATAATGCGAACATCAGAGATATACGATATCTTCCATAAATAATTATAATATATATGGCAGAGATCTGTTTGTTGTATTTTACATAATATAATATAATATAATATAAAATATATAAAAATATTTATATATTTTACATACACTCATCATTATTAATAATTTGTATAATATAATGGGTCCGTGTTTTTCAAAAAAAAAAGAGGATAAATTAAATAAACAACGTCAAGATTTTATAGCAAATCTTGACAATGATATGCAATTAGAAAATATATCATTATGTTTGGATGAGAATGATGTATGTATATTAAATATAGATATTGATTTAGATGAGAATAATACTGAATATAATCCAAGAAATTCATTTACTACATATATATCTCCATTAGTCTCACCAAATCTGGATCAATTTAAAGAAACATCGTCAGTTTCATCTAAAGAAACATCGTCAGTTTCATCTAAAGAAACATCGCCAGTTTCATCAAAAAAAACATCAACAGTTTCACAAAATCTGGATCAATTTGAAGAAACATCGCCAGTTTCATCAAAAAAAACATCAAGAGTTTTACCAAATCTGGATCAGTTTGAAGATACATCTAAAGAAACATCAGTAAAATTAATATCAGAGTCTTCATCTAAATCATTACCAAGATCAATATCGATATCAATCTCAAAAAAAGATAATGAATTAGAATTAGATAACATATCAAATAAGTCAGAATCAGATAAAAATAAATTTGAGACAGATGGGGATGCTCTTCCAAAAGGAGAGAGCACTCAAATTGTTATATCGGAAGATGAAATTTTTAGATCATCAGATGATGATATATAAAAAAATTATAAATTATTTGGTTGTGGTCTAATTTTATGTAGCATATTACGAATTTTATGGTTTATATTAAATGTGAATACAATATTATTTTGGTCAAAAGGATTTATTTCTGGAATATTTAATAATTTTTTAACAAATGATATATTATTACTCAAAGAAATTGCCATAAATAATTCATTATCTTGAGCAGTTGGATCTACTCTTTCATCTGTCAATAATCTTTTTACAATTTTATTACAACCATTATATGCAGCATCAATAATTAATTTATTGTTTTGATCTGATGGATTCGTTCGATGGTCATTATATAATAAATTAAAAATTTTATAATTATCAGATGCATTAATAATGGCTTGATTATGTTGGTCAGATGGATCTACTCTTGGATCTTTTAGTAATATTTTAACTATATTAAAACATCCATTAAAAGATGCATTAATAATGGCTTGATTATTTTGAGCGGATGGATCTACTCTCGGATCTTTTAATAATGTTTTAACAATATTATGTTCACCATGATAAGATGCTTCAATAATGGCTTGATTATTATTAAAAGCGGAATCATTAAATGGATTCTTTAATAAAGTTTGTAGTATTCTTGTATATCCTTGTTTTGCTGCATCTATAATACACTGATTATTCCGAACAATGTCATTATAAGTAATACCTAAAAAATAATTTATAAAACTAATTAATGGCATTTTTTTTAATAATTTATATTATTTTATATTATTTAATTAATAAAAAAACTCAATTAATATTATAAATTATAATAATTTTATAACATTATGGGAAACTAATACGGTCAGTAGAACCAAAACCATTTTCACCTCTATCAGATTGAGATAATTCAGATACTAATTTAACAGTAAAAGGGCTTAGATCAGGAGAACAAATTTGAACCATTTTACTCATATGTTTAATAACATCATTATTTGGATTAAAACATCTAAATTTGGCCATAACCGGACCACGATAATTAAGATCCATTATTCCAACACTATTTGCTAACATAAAATCAGTATTTGATATAGAACTCCTTGGATAAACATAATATGGAGCATTTCGTCCTGTTTCATTATTAATCATCTCACATCTGATTTTATAATTCACTTTACCAACTTTTAGAAATTCAATATTGACATCCTCTGGAACAATTAAATCAAGACCACTGTCTGAACTATATGCACCGGCAAAGTTATTATTTTTACTCATATAATGTTGAGCACAAAAATCTGGAATATCATTGTCCATCGTAATTTTTAAAGTATATTTAGTTCGAGGATTAATAATATTCATATTATTATGATTGTGGATCATGTTAGATGCAATTAACGGAATATTCATTATATATGTATATATTATAATTGTATTTATTCGTATAAATCAAATATTATAAATATCAATTTTTTATGTAATATATATATATATATATATATATGAATAGTCATAAAGTGGTAACCATAATTTATATTATAATATTAATAATATTATTTATTGCAACTATTGTAACTCATTTAATTGGTAAACGAAATAAAGATGAAAAACTATTAGATATAAGTGATAATTGTAAATTAGCTCTTCAATTATTAATGGCCGGTCGTGTAATATTAAATTTATGGGGTGCTACGTTTAATCCTCCAGTAAAAAAAAGTCCATCAGTATTTTCAAGATTAGCATCAAAAATTAGGAATTAAATAATATAAAAAAATAGTGATAAAATTATAATTTTATTATATGTTATTTGATGATGGTATCTAAATTATTTGTTTTATGAACATAATCGATTTTTTTGTATTGAAATGCATCATCATTGAATAATATATCAATTTCTTTGTTGATATCATTTCTTAGTTTATTGTTGTAATTTTTTCCAAAACAATTACCCATAATATATCTATATATAAAAAAATTACCTATTATAGATAGAAAAAGGATTAAAGGTACCATTATATGGGACCTGATTCATTAATTGATATTGATAATTTGGAGCAATATATGGTTGTATTGGAAGTATATTATTGATAGGATTAACATAATTTGGATTATATTGAAATGGATTTATTATAACATTTGGTTGGTAAAACAGAGGTTGTTGTGTAATATATGGAACAGAGAAATATGTTCCAGTAATAGGATCATAATTATTAAAACTCATTAATATTTAATATATAATAAATCTATATATTAAAATTATAGTATATGAAAAAAATTAATATTTTTAATATATAATGGCACGTTCAAAAACGATTGATAATCTTAAAGGAATTGCATTTATACTGATGTTTATATTTCATTTGTTTTCATTATATGATGCAACAGTGAATACATCATATCATAAAAATACAATATTGAACATAATTGGAATTATATCGAGAACATTGTTTATATTATTAGCAGGATATTCATTAAATGCATCATATAAAAAATATAATGAAAAATTTATAAAAGAGAGAACCAAACAATCGTTAAAAATATTGGTTCATGCTTTGATAATAACATTATTAACATATATATTATATCCAGAAAAATTTATAAAATTTGGAGTATTACATTTCATATGTTTGATAACATTATTGAGTCCATTATTCATCCCATATAAAAATATTACAATAATATTATTTATAATAAGTATATTTATAAATTATCCGAAAATAAACGAAATACTGGATACGATAACAGGTTATCAAGTTCATAGTAGAATGATGGATTGGTTTCCTCTAAAAAAATATTTACCATTATTATTATTAGGAGTAATAATAGGTCAAAATATGGATATATCAAATAACAAAGTATTGGAACAAGACATACCACTGGTAACCAATATTGGGAAAAATACATTGAATCTATATACAATCCATTTTGTTGTAATCTCAATTATATACAATATTATACTAAAAAATTGATATTTATATTTATTAATAAATTTATAAATATAAATAAGATTATAATATGATGAATCAAATATCGGAATGTTGTTCATATAGAGTAATTAATCATCATGATGAAAATAAATATGTAGAATGTAGATCGATGATGACGAGTATAACAATAAAATTTGAAGAGGATGATAAGAAATCAGAAGAAGAATTATTAAGGGAGTGTAAAATAGTAAAAGAGTTATATATAGCATTGGATGATCATAACACGAGTCTAAAATCTGAGAATTGTCCGTCAGGGATTTTATGGGATATTTTAGGTTATACAGGATATATGTTTTTTACAGAATGGTTAGTCAGTGGATATAAATATATAATGTCAGACGAGGATCAAGCTGATAAAAAGTTAGTGATGAATTTATATGTGAAAGGGATGAAATTAATAATAGAGGAAACAGATAGGTATTGTTTGAATAGACCAACATAAAAAACAAAATGAAAATGTAATTTTTTTATAATATATATATAATAAATATAGAGAATATGGATGAAAAATTGTTATTAGACATAAAAAAAAATGTAGAGAATGATTTAGAAACATTTACATATAACCAAAAAACATTAGATGATATGGACGATGTGTTTCTAAATAATGAAAAATATCACAAAACAATGTTGAAAGTAGTATTGAAAGACAATAAGATGCAATTTTTTAGATGCAATCAGGATGTTGAGAGGATAACTTTAATGGTAGATTTATTAAAAAAGGTGCAAGAATATATAGATAAAAACAATAAGAAATTATTGGATTGTATAATGTATATTTACATAGCGAACACATATACATATGAATATCAGAACTTACCATTTTTTGTGTTAGCAAAACCGAGTAATAGGTCAGGGATAATTATACCAGATGAAACATTTATAGCATATGATGTCAAGGGGATAAAAGTAAATTGGGACGAATTAAAAGATATAATAAAATCACATTGTAATATGGAGAAATATGATAAAATAAATAAATTATATTTTAGAGGTCCGAATGCTGGTGCAGAAAAACATAATGTAAGAAAACTATTAGAGAAGGAGAGAAAATTAAATACATTTTATGATATAACGGTGGGTTCATATGCAGTGCCAATATATGAGAACTGTAAATATAAATATTTATTAAATTTACCAGGTCATCAGCCATGGTCGGCTCGATTTAAATATTATTTATTAATGAAGTCATTAATGATTCATATAGATTTAAGACAACATTTTGAATATTCAGAGAATGAACAATGGATAACATTTTTTGGTAGATTAATAGAAGATAAAGTAGAATTTGTTAGATTAATATATGATTGGTATGAAGGTGATCAAGACAAAAATAAAAAAAGTTTAAGTAAATTAATAGGTGAAATAAAAGAAACATATACATATTATGAAGATAATCCAGATGCGTATGATGATATTGTAAATAATGGTTTCAAAAAAATAAATTTAATAACTTTAGATTTAGTATGTGAATCAATATTTATTTTAATAAATGAATATGCAAAAAAGTTTAATTAAATTAGAAATCAATCGGCATATTAGGATCATTTTTAATATGTTTTTTTCTTCTTGGTTTTTTAATAATATTATCATTGTTATAATTAGCATCGTCAATATTAGTGGTTATATTTGATTGGTCCAGCGATTTATTAACATCATTATCATTATCATTATCAATAGTTTCATTGATATATTTATTTATATGTATATTGAAAATGAGTGAATGACCATTATATCGAACAATATCGAGACTATGATTAATATGATTATTAACTTGTTTCATATGTGTAATCAGAAAAACAGTATTATAGTATTGCCTCAGAAAAGCGAATAATTCTTCAATAGAAGCCATTCTATTGGAATCAAGAACACTAATAGATTCATCCATAAAGATGATATTTGATTTTGGAATAACAGATATTTGTCCAATAATGATTTTGAAAACGAGATCGAGCATAAAAGATTCCATACCACTAATGGTATTAATAACAGAACCATTTTTGGAAATAATAGTAAGATCAATAGTATCACCATTCATAGACATCTTAATAGTTTTATTGATAAATGGTTCCAATATATTATTAACTTTATTGGTAATATTTTGTAGAGATTCAGATAATAGAAACAATTGAACACCATCACGACTAGTTAATTTAGATAATAATTCATAAATATTAATTTCAGTTTTAATAACATCTAATTCTGAATTAGTTTTTTCAATATTACAAATTAATTTACTCAAATTATCTTTATCATTCATACAAACGAGATTTTTATTGGTTATATCTTTGATATCTTGAGTTATTAATTTAATTTGGTCCTTTAATAATAATATTTTTTTATTGATATCATTATTATGATCAATATGTATTTTTGAATCATTATATAATTTAATATTATTATAAATTTGGATGCGTTTAGAAGTATTCGTATCAATTAGTTGTTTAATATTATTAATTTCATCTGAAATAGCATTAATATTTGCATTGTATTTTCCATTTAATAATATTTTTTCTTGTAAATTTTTAAAATTTAATATATTTATATTATTTGGATCATTAATATCATCTAATTGTTTTTTACAATGATTAATTTGATCATCAATATTTTTAATATCAGATAAGATATTATTATTAGATACAATTATATCAATATTACAACGAGCTTTGTCAATAAGATCATTATTATAATCGATATTATTTTTAAAAAGATCTAATAATGATTTAATATCATCAATATCATTAATAGTAATATCAAATAAGTCATTTTTAATATTATCAACAGTATCATACAATAGTTCGATTTTATCTTGTAAAACATTATTTGTTTCAATATCATGTTTAATATTATAATATGCATCAATATTTTTGTTAATAATATCAATTTTATTATTAAGATTACTAATATTATTTAATAATTCGTTATTTTTAATGGTAATCGGATTTAGTTCGTCATTATAGTCCATAAATAATCTTTGTTGTGAATTATAATTGTCAAAAATAGTTTGAATAGATTGATTAAATACAGGGGAAATAACATCAATATTATCGTATTCATACTTAAGATCATTAATTCTATTATTATTATTTTGTATTTGTTCATTTTTTTCATTATTTGAATTAATGATAAGGATATTATTTTGTATTTCGTCTAATTCAACTGTTAATTCATTTTCAGTACGTTCAAACGTTGCAAGTAATTGATTTAATTTATTAATAAGAAATTCGCTCTGTTCAATATTGAACAATTCTTCTTTAATTTTGTTGATTTTATTATTAATTTTATCAATACAATAAAATGTATTAATATCAGTCAAAATATTTTTAAATAATATTTTATTATGGTCATATTCCTTCTCAAATAATAAAAGTTCATTATATTTATTAAGTATATGATTTTCATTTTGGTCATTAAAAATATTATTTAATGAGCTTTTAATGGTTATAACAAAATCTTTAATATTATTAATAGATGTAACTTGTTCTATATTATGTTCAACATTTTGTATATTATCAGTAATATTATTGAGTGATTCATATATTAATGATTTACTATCATTCATCATTTTTAGATAGTCATCAGTAATACGTTCTTTATTATTTAAAAATAACTTTGTATTATGACAATTAAAAAATGATAATAAATTATTTTTATTACTAATAAGTGTATTAATAACAGTATCGTCATATTGGCACGTAATAAAATTATAATTATATTTTCTATTATAATATTTTTTTAATTGTTCATCTAGTATATATTTATGTTGACTGATTGATGATATATATATTGGATCAATTAATAAGCGTTCATTATCATCCATAATTAATAAATCTTTATGTTTTTCATATAATATAGCTACATTACTATTATTATTATTTAAAATAGATAATAGTTTAATTTGTTTAGATAAAAGTTCGTCTAATTTAATATCTTCGTCGATATAAGTAATAAAAATTTGTTGTTTAAACATAATTGTATTAATATCATTCATTAATTTGTCTTGTTTATTTTTCTTAAAAATAACAAAGTCATTATATTCTTTAACAATAGTGTCTCTAAATTTAATAAGATTTAATGCATCGATCATTTTGTTCAAATTAATTATCCTGTCTGATAGTATATATTGTTCTTTATTATAATTGGATAATTCATTAGTGATATTATCTATCATATTTTTGTTTTCCATAAGAGTATTATTATCAGTAATAACAATATTAGGATCGATAATATGCATAGAGTCGATAATATTATTGATGGTATTATATATGTTATTAATTTCGGAGTGTTTTGAAGTCAATATATTATTATTATTAATGTGTTCATCAATAAATATATTTAATGTTTCGATTGTTAGATTTTTATCAATTTTATTGATAACATATGTTTGTTTAAGATTAAAGAGGTCATTAATTTGTTTCATAACAATATCGTGATTGATTTTGAAGTTATTATTATATTGTTCATAATTAAATGTAATAGTTTGTTGTTGTTTTTCATCAATATCCAAATTATGGATCAATATTTTAAGTTCATTAATATTATTTGTCAGGAGCATAATTTTGGTATTATTTTCATCAATAATATTGTCAATTATCTTTAATTTTTGTTGTTCTTCATCGATATTAATATTATAAACAATTTGATCAATATTGATAATGGATGTGGATAGTTGTTGTATATTATCATAATTAACGACAACTTCATTTTCAAGTTGTGATAATTTATTAATATATTCATTTAATTGTAAATCAATAGTATTAATATTATTTTTGAGATCAGAGATAGATTTAGTATTATTAAAATTATTATAAATATTTTTGAGTGTATTTAATTGAATTTTAAGAGATTTAAATTTATCATTAATAACGGTTTCACATTTTTTAAAATAGTCAATTTTCAGGATCTGACATAAGAAGTCTTTTTTCTGAACATTTGTTTTATTTTTGAATGATTTATGATTTCCCTGTAGTAATACAGATGTAGTAATAAAATTATCATAAGTACCAATAATAGGTATTAAAATATCATCTGTACATAATCTATTTTCTTCAGTAAGTGATTTCAAAATATAAATTTTATTATGTAATTTAAATGTATCTTTTAAAAGTATATCGTCTGTTTCGATCATTTTGTATGTAAATAAACTTGTTTTAAGGAAATATTTACTGGATGTAGCGTGATATGCACGTATACAGTTACGTTTAATCAGATATTTAATATTATTTGATTCAATAATAATGATACCACTTGCTTTATTAGTTGAAACATTTACAATATCTTTTGGATTCATTGGAGAATCATCTCTTGCAGATCTTGAATATAACATAAATGTTAAAATATCAATAATGGATGATTTACCGATAGCATTTTCACCGAAAATACCAACAATTTCATTAATAGGATATTTTGTAAAATCAATAACATTATTTGGTCCATAACCATACATATTATCAAATGATAACCATAATATTTTCCAATCACTTTTTACATATTCAATATCATCCTCAACACTTTTATTGTCTATTATTATTTTATTTAAGTATTCTAATACTCTTTCAATTGTAGTCTCGGTAATATTATAAAAATTATTTTTCATATATCGTCTAATCAAATCATTCATATATTCAGTATTATTATTATTAGCTATTTCATTGTCCAATATATCTGTACTTGTTTTTAGTTGTCCATCTTTATCATCATCTTTATTAATATTAATTATGTTATTTAGTTCCAATACAGAATTAGATGATTCGACATCTATAACATTATTAATATCTTTATGATTATTTTTGTTAAATATTATTTGCCAAGAGATAATTATTAAAGGATATAGAGCATTAATTTGTGTTTTTAATAATTCCCTATTTATTTTACTTGACAATACCTCTTCAAATTCTATTCTTACAAAACCACTTTTTATTTTATTAAAAATATTATGAATAGATTGTTCATTAAACATAACAGATGAATTAACGTCTAATTGATTAGTATTATATAATGTATTAATGTTAATTTTATGATAAGCATAATTATTTTTAATTTTATGATAAGATGATGTTCCATTTAATATATTCCATTCTAAAAATCCATGATAATCATCAGTTTCAGTAAAATTTTGTGATATTAAACTGGATGAATATGCAACTCTTTTTTGTTTATCTAAATATTGAAATTTATGAATATCTCCTAACAATATATAATCATATGTATGACCAGTTAAAGGACACGCAAAATCAGACACTTTTTTAGTTCCTCTTAGACGTGTTCCATATTCATTAATAATACATCCATCAACAGAACCATGATATAATCCAATATATTTAATATCTTGGTCTAAATATTGGTTACCAATAAATGGATCACTATTCATTTTGATAACGTTATCAACAATATTTCTTGACATCATAAATTTATCGATTATAGATGATACACCAAAAACAATATTATTATAAATATATACACCAGAATTTAATAAATAATATGTATTATCAATCGGTCTATCTTTCAAAATAGCAGTAATTGAATCTATTTTATTATTATTTAATTCAATTGTATCGTGATTTCCCGTAATTATTATTAATGGGAATATATCAGATAAATTTTTTATGAAATTCCATGTTTGAATGATTGTATTTGGTTTCAATTCATCTTTGGAATGTAATAAATCGCCACACAAACATATCAATGTATTTGGACTATTTTTTTTAATATTCCTCAATTCACTATACAATAGTTCAAATACTTCATTATATTCATCATGTAATGTTGATAATCTTATATGTATATCTGCTATATGGATTATTTTTGATATCACATTCTCATTTTGGAATTTTAATATCCTATATATTGGTTCATAGTTTATTACAATATTATCAACATTTATCATCTTACTTAATTTGGTTGTTATACTATCAAAATCATTTGGATTCGGATATGATGTGATTTCCGATATTTTAGTATTATCTAATGTATCACTAACATTTGTTATACCAACATCTGATTGCTGAATTGGGTCTCCTACTAATACTATATCAGAATTATCTTTATTAACAGGCAATCTCTTTTTACCAGTTAGTGTTGAAGAATTTTGTTTTTTCTTCGGTTTCAATTCTAATTCTCTTAAACGTAACTCTTCTTTTTCCTTTTTAATACGTAATTTTTCCGCTTGTTGTTCGGCTTTAATAATTTTAGCAGCATCACGTTCAGCTTTACGTTTATGTTGTTCTTCCAATTTAACCTGTTTTTGATGTTGGTCAATTGTTATAAATGGTGTGTTCGACGACATAATTATATTAATAACTCTTATTATTGCTTTAAAACATTAAATAATATTATCAATTTTTTATAAGTAGTTCTCAAAAGCTCATACTTCTAAAGTAAGTAGAAGAACCCAGCCTCAGGTATTTATTACTTACAATATATAACAAAAATAATATATAATATTAATATATATATATTATGGCAATAAATATTACAAATTATAGGTTAACTGACTATGGAAACAAAAAAACAGATGAATATGAAATTAATGGTAAATGGTATAATGTCACATCCAAAGAATTTGAATCATTTAAATCAGCTATCGAAAAATATGACACTGCTAACGCATCTGATATACTACAAAAAGTAAAAGAATTTGAAGATAAAAAAGGCAGTTATATAAAATGGAGCAATATTATTATGTATAAAAGTCAATCTGTTGAACAAATTAATTATGGATCAGAAGAAGAAAAAAAATCATACTATGACTATTTAGTTAATTTTACTAAATCAATGACGAATTCATCACCAACACCATCACAATCACAATCATCGGCATCCAACGCAGCACCATCACAGACACAAACATCATCATCCAAAGCAAAAACAAAAGCAGCACCATCACAGACACAAACATCATCATCCAAAGCAAACACAAAACCAGCACCAACACCAAACACAAAACCAGCACCAACACCAAACACAAAACCAGCACCAACACCAAACACAAAATCATTTGCAAAAACAGCAACACAAAATAAAGCAGATAAAAAAGCAGCAAAAAAGAAGGCATTAGGGATGACTGGTGGTTATATATATGATTCATATTATGGGTCATCAGATGATAATTATGAAAAATCAGAAATATTTATTAATCATTGTTATTAAAAATAAAATATAATATAATATAATATTATATAATATAATATTATATTATATAATATAATATAATAATGATGGATACGTCGGAATATAATGAGATAGATAAATATTATATATTGAATGGTCATTTAAAGTTAGGTACATATGTGAGAGCGGTGCCGATAGATGAAAAAAATCCAACAAATTATTATGGATTTTTGACAAAAATTGAGATAGAGAATAATTTATATTCAAAAACGTCGTTAACAATAAAATATAATCAGAATGGTCAAGTAAAATTCAAGAGAATATTTCCAATAAAATATAATATGTATTACAAGAATGTATGTGACAATAAAAGAAAATTATTTATAAATTTGTTGGAAAAATTAAATAATCAATAAAAATTAATCTTTAGTTTGTAAATTAAATTTGGCTTGAAAATGTTTAGAGAAAACCAATTTATTATTATGGAAATCAATAATGATACGGTGAGCGGTTTTTTTTTAGTTCTTACTAGTTTTAGTATAAAACTAGTAAGAAAAGAGTAACGACAAGAAAATTGATGCCTAAAATCATATCAAACTTGTTATCAATCGTTTTAATTATATCAAAAGTATCAACAAGAGCATTTAATTTAATACTACCAATAACAATATCAATAATAATCAAATTAACTGGATATAAAAAATTAGGTATTTTTTAATAGCACATATTATAGTTTTGTCATTATAAAAATTTAACACTAAATTCGTCATTGAATGTGATAAAGCGGTCTCGAGAATTAATAACAGCATTATATGTAACGAGAAAATCGAGTCCAATAATAATATCAAACTTGAAAGTATATTTCATTTCAACAACTTTGAATGAACAAGGAAATGCGTAATTACCAATAATCATATTAACATACCATATTTTTCCAAACGATTTTTTATTACATATTTCTCCAAACGTTTCTAAATTATTAGAAATTGAATAGTGATAGTCTATAGTATGTATGTCTAAAAATTTTGTTAAACCAGCATCATTAATAACAGCATTATTAATACTACATTTACTTGCACCAGTGTCAATAAAAGCAATATATTGTTTTTTATTAATAAAAACATAAATAGTTGGACACATGGTGAAAGAAATAAGTCTTGTGTCATTTGAAAACACAAAAGTACAATTTTTTTGCATAATAATATTGGATTTTTTTGAATCTGTCGAGGGTTTAGGTTTAAAAATCATATTGATATTATTAATATATGATGAAGTAAATAAATCTGGTTTATCCATTGCATCACGAAAACTGGTTAAAATATTATATAGAAAATCAATTTTGTGATTAGTAAAATCGCGTTTTTGGATTAAACTAGTTAATAATGATTCCTTCTGAAGTAGAAGCTCCTGATCGTCATATTTCTTAAAAAATATCATAAAATTTTGAAGAACCTTAACACAACAGATAAAAGTGTCAAATATTTTTTTAAGAGAGATTGATAATTGTTCAACAGATTCATTATTATTAATTTTTACAATGGATTGATCATTCACGTGGGAGTTCTGGCTCAAGTTTGTTCTTCGAACAGTCTGAGCTTTCAAAAGAATAGCTGACAGTATTTTTTTGATATTACTGATTTTTGTTTCCATTGCCAATATTTTTTTATTGTCAAACAAAATGTCGCCTGATCCATATAATGTAGGTAAACATTTGTCAACAAAACGAATACACACACATTTAATATTTTGTTCGAATTGAATGGGCTCACAAAATTGAGGTGTTGTAATAATATTATTACTAAAATCAATTTTTAAATCATGAGTTGAAATAAAATCAGAACCCAAAAGGACATCACAAAAAATTTGATGAGTATCATCATTAATATGAAAATCATTGATATATGTATTGTTATATATATTGATACCAACTGACAATATTATATTGCAATGGATTAAATCAGCAATACCACATAGTTTGGCTGTATTTCTAAACATAATAGATTTGCTACATCCAGTATCAATGATTGCTTTAATAAATGTTCCATTAATATTAGCATTGACAATGATATGTCCAATATAAGATAAAAATGTAGGGATATTTTCATAACACTGTGCTTTATTGATTTCAATAATATCCATGTGTGATTAATAAACAGTATATATGATTAAATATCAAAAATAAATATTTTCAATATTTATGTATAGACATTTATTTTTATTAGAAAACTTATTTAATAACATGCTTAATTATCACTTAACATGTAGTGGGCCTACACCTAAAGATTGTAATTTACCATATCAAAATATATTTAACGATAGATTATCATCAAAAATAACGAGTACACGTATCGAATTAAAAGATTCTATTATAGGTTCATTTAAAACAAAGAAATTAAATGTTGTAATGAGTTTTGAACGTAGTGTGACGACTGCTGGAAATAAATTAAAAACGGCAAATGATATCTATGATTTAATAACAAATATGGCACGATTAGATGAATTAAATCTAATTAATGTTGATGATGTGGAAGAAGACCAATTAATTAGAAAATATATTAGAGATTTGAATTTTAAAAATATAGATTATAATTTGATAAGTCAAAACAGGAATCTATTAACAGATATACCAAATTTTAGGGATAGATCGGATAAAACACGGAACCAATTAATATCAACAGCTTGTGAAACCATATTATATATGATTTTTGATACACATGTAGACGAAATGATAAATTATTTATTTGATAATACAACAACAATGTCAAAATTTTTTAATGATTATTTTAGATGTGTAAAAAATGTGAATATAGAAATAAATAATATATATAAAATAATCAAAATAATGGATAATGGTAATGTTACAATACAAGGAATATCAGGTATCAAACAGATAAATAAAAATAATATTGTTATGAAAAATGTTATTAATTTCAAAACAATTGATCCATCAGAACCAGAACCAGATAAAGAAACACCATTTAGATCCATCGAAATATTTAAAAAAAATATAACTCCTAAACAGATTGATAATACCTCAAATATAGTTCCAGATACATTGTTATACTATAAAAGTGGGTCTTTGATTACATTATTTTCTGGTAAATATGATTATTTTCCAAACATTGTTAAAGCAAACACAATAAATAATATTAAACTTGATCAATTAGATATAGATATAGATATAGTTCAATGTAATGGAACATTCTGGCAATATTATTTTATATTAGGTGACTATTTATTATTTAACACTATCAATAAATTAAATCAATCTGTTAATAAAATTCTGAGATACAAAACTTATCAAGACGGATTAAATGAAGAAATTTCAAAAGAAACAGAACAAAAATTAAGAGATATGAAGTCAATATCAATAAGTCACCAACATTATGTAGATTTAAGTGATGTAAAAAATAATTTGGTTAAATCATTTAATCCAAGAATTATGAGTGTTGATAGTTTCAAATTTTAATTAAACTAAATTATCAAAATTGTCAAAATTGTCAAAATTGTCAAAATTGTCAAAATTATTAAAATTATCAAAATTATTATTATCAAAAATATTATTATCAATAGAATTATTATCAACAAATTCTTCTCCAATTAAAGATGTATTTGTGGAATTATCATTAACTATAATGGATGTTATTGATGGTTTAATATTATTACTTCCATTAAAAGAACTATAAAACTGAATAATATGATTAATATCGTCGGGATTGATATGGCATTTACCGAATGGAATAAGATTGTATTTATTTAGAACGGATGTATTATTAACATCACTAAGATTGATAACAAACTGACTTCCAATATAAATATTATTATTTTTTTTAGTTCCAATCATTGAAATTGAGAATGCAGGTATAAAATTAGATGGTTTAACACCAATATAACTAATATCAATAACATTACGACTGGCATTATAGTTAGCAGAACCATTATTATTTAAATAGTCACCAAAAAATAAAATGTTATTAGTACTATCAAAATTAAATATAGTAGATCCATTATAATATTTAAATAATTCAATAAAATTAGTAGTTAATGCATTATCTTTGTCAAATAGGGTAATATCAATTGGTATATTTTTTTTTATATTAATAGTTAATAATACTTTTTTGTATATATTACTAATAATATTATCAAATGAATTAGATATTAATCGTGATGTATTTTCAGAATATTCTATAGATGGTGTTTCTTTATGGATATTTGTTTCAGCATATATTGGTTGAGTATCACCTGATGCGTCAGGCAACCATATATTTAGATCATTGACTTGGAATATTTGATTTTGTTTTTGTGCAATAGATTTATCTGTATTTGTATCTATATCTGTATCTGAATTTAATACATTGGAAGATTTATTGTTGATCATTAACTGTGATGGTTTTCGATTAAAAAGAGTATAAATAATAGTAGGATTAAAAAAGTATAAATATATAAAAACGACAACGATAAAAACAATAATGTATTTTTTCATATATAATAAAAAAGGATTAATTAAATAAAAAACAAACAAAATATAATAATATTATTAATTATTATATGTTATTGTTATATTATAAACCATATTGTCCATATTCGATTAAGTCAGATAAATTGATTACTAAATTATCATTACCATGTTTAAAAATTAATATTGATAATAATAATAATATTCAATTACAACTCGACAAAAATTATGGGCATACCACTGTTCCAGCTGTGTTTTTTATAAAAGACGATGATAATGCGTCATTATTAAATAAAGCGAATACAGAAATACCATCAGAATCTATATTTATAGGGGGGAATGATGCATTTACAGAATTTATAAAAAACATCGACAAATTAAAACAAGACAACATAAGAAAAATATATTTAAAATATATTAAAAACGATTATGATATTTCTTATAAAAATTTTTTAATAATTGCCAATAATTACCATTCTCATTATCATAAATCTAATTAATTAGATTTACATACACCACCACCGAATACTGATGATAATATATTAACTCCAGAATTTACTAAATTACCAACAGATGTTGGATCAACTTGTAAATTATTACAACTTTTACATTGTGCAGAAGGAGAATTATTATTAATAAGATTAGTTTTATCATCAACACAAACTAAACCTGTGTTACATACCCCTTTACTACCACTACTACAATCTGAACCAATAGTTCCAGGAGCAGAACTAGGATCAAAGCCTTCACGACTATTATATTTAAAATATAATAAAACCAATAATACAGCCAATACAAAAAACAATATTTTTTTCATTGTATAATATATATATATTACTAAACATATTTTTATTACATTATAAATATACTAAAAATATTATTATTATATATTCTTTTCAGTCTCTATTTTATCACTATCAAATGTATATGTGTTTTCTATTTTATCAGTATCATCGTTAATATCATTATCAATATCATTATCAATATTATCATCAATGTCATTAATATGTTCAGTTAAAAGAATATCAGACGATTTTTTTTTTAATTGTTCTGTGGAAATCATTAATTCATTCAATGCATTTTCAAAAATATTATTACATCTAAATGGTACATCTGATTTATTATTATTATCAAATGAATTTATAACATCACTAATTGTAATATCTGGGTTGTAACATTTATTACTGAGTAATAATTTAATATCATTATAGTCATTATCAGATGGATTAACAACAGAGAACGAGAAATTTTTATTAATAATAGTTCCATAAATAGTTTTCATATTAATATAAAAACAATTTTTTTGTAAAAAAGATAAATCATCATCAGAAATATTATCATAAAACACAATAGTTTTACTATTTTTATGGAAAGTATATTTAATAATATTGAGAGTATTAATAAAGACGTTCATTACATATTACTGATATATTATTTTGACAAAACAAACTAAAAAAATTATAGATTCCATATATGAATTATATCTATATTATTTTTATCAATATTAAAAACATCATAATATTTTTCAATATTATGTAATGTACCGATTACTCTAAACATAGGAGGTGAATGAACATCTGAATTAATACGTCCTTTAGTTTTTTCAGGTAGTTCAATATAACGCCATGTATTACCAAAAGATACGAATAATTCTATGAGTCCTTCATCTAATGATTTATTATAAACGATATCAGGATCATTATAATAAGTGATAAATGCATCGATCGCGATAGTTAATCCGAAAAGATCAGCAATATTTTCTCCCAATGTTAGATTACCATTAATATGATACAAATTAATATTATTATCAATATTTAGTTCCATATTATATTTATCAAATTGTGCTACAAGTTTGTCAGTTATTTTTTTATATGCATTATTTACAGAATTACTCCACCATGTATTCATCTTGCCATTTGAATCAAATTTTGATCCTTGATCATCAAAACCGTGTGATATTTCGTG